AATATTTGTCAACAAAATAGCCCCACTTTCAGGACGCAAAACCTCAGAAGAGGATTCCTTACTCACGGGGCTTTTATTAGTATACCAAACCCTGTATAATATAGGTAATCCGGTCTTATCAACCAACAAACGTCTTACTTGAGTCTTCACAGGGCTCTCTAGCCCACGAGTTATCTGCCACGGTAGCTCGTTTTGTTTAAGGGAAGGTGACGATCGCTTTCTTGTGAATGTCTTGCGTTCGCCACCCCCTGCGAAGACTCAAGAATCAATCACTGCGCGAGGTGTCCTGCGGGATGCCTAGCACCTTATGTGAAGTACATGGTTATTAGTTTAAGACTATAACCCCCTATTCAATATTGTGCGGGATACACTACGACATTTCCCTACCATGATTTGTCCCTCCAAAATAGTGCATCTCGCGGAGTGATTGACGTTTGACAATCTGTATCTCTATCCACGGCTGAGTTTAGTTTAGAAAGAAGTTTAGTTATGAGCAAACCAGTGAACCAAGAAGACCCAACATTGGGACAAACAAGTGACACATACGATGAAACGGCAGTGCAGTTGTCTATAAAACTGCGCGATCACAGTAACTTTACTGTCGGAGTGCTACTTACCGCTGTAGAGGCGGCGTTAGGTGATACGACCCAGTCAGAGGCATTGAAGGCTATTGTAAGGCGAGAGATGTACGCCATGATGGCCAGGAATCAGGCTGAGGTTTACGAAAGGGCAGGAATGCAACGTACAGGCCTCGCAACGAAAGAGGTTCATGTAGATGGACAAGATCATCACGAATCGACACATACGTTGCGTTAGATAATTAACCACCCGGCCGTGGTTAAAAGATACAGATTAAAGATTAACAACCACCCATCACGACCTACTAACACCCCAGGTGATGCCCACTCTTACCTAGGGTGTTAGTAGAGCATGACGAAACTTTAAGAGAAAGAAATCAATATATGCCAGCTAACATAAAGCAGACCAGACTCGGAGCCGACCTCGACATGACCGGCTATAAGCTCATAGGAGAAAAGCTGAAGGAGCAGGTTCTAGACGACGTGAAGGCCTCCCAAATCCTCGCAGGCCTCCACTTGCCTGACAAGATGTTTATAACGAAAGACCAATTCGATTCGCTCGTGGATGACCTTATCGAGACAGAGGGGACGAATGACAGGCTTTATCATACCGGTTACAACGTGATGGAGGTGCATGTAGTATGAACGACGACGACTTTATGACAGAAGAAGAATACGAAGCTCTCGTAGACAGGATTGGGTGGTGATGAAGACTACCAAATCCGACTTCGACAAGTTCAAGCAGTACTGCTCGGAGGCACTGCAAACCTTCCAGCTCATTGAATGGTCAGTACATTACGATCACGCCAACGTGGAAGGATCATACGCAAACACGTCGTGGCGCTTATCCGGCGGCGTAGCAACGATCACTCTCTCAACGTATTGGGACGACCTTCGCCCAAAGACGGATGATGCCATCAAGAGGCTCGCTTATCACGAGGTACTACACCTGGTTATGGCTCCCTTGTATGCAGAGGCTGGCGAGCGTTATACGAACCAACTGGCCATCGACACAGCAGAGCACATGATTATTCGCAGGCTTGAGAATCTGATCGTGACCGGAGCAATAGCGCAATGAGCCTCGACAAACTACGAGTGATCGGAGCCTGGATACTACTCATCGGCGCATGTATCGGTTGGCCGCTTTCACAGCTCACTATAGCAAAAGAAGAGCCGCCATTTATCCTGGGGCTAAGCTGGTTGGCAATCATACTTACAGCCCTAGACTTATTAAGCACTAACCAAGTGAAGAGGGATCAGTAATGACCAACCAACAAATCTTAGAGCGAGCCATACAAAAGCCTCAGCTTACCAACTATGCTATCACAAAGTTACGAGAGATTTGCCCCGATGTAGTGGGAGTCACCGTCTTCACGAACTACCCTGGCATAGCTGGATGGGTTGTGCAGGTGCGCTATAAGGGCGATAGAATGGCGGCATTCTCCGTTGATCAGGGAGAGGAAACGCAAGAAGAAATGAAAGCAAAAGTCGAAGCTTCGATTACAAAGCATCTTAGAAAGTACCTAGAGGAGAATATGTAATGACCAATAAAGTGATACGGCTCGATGACTGACTTGGCATTAACTCGAAAAGAAATCCTACTCGTTAAGGCTATAGCAGCTGGCCAGACAAAAAAAGCGGCCGCTCTCAATGCCTATGATACTACCGATCCAAATACAGCCTCAGCAATAGCGAGTGAAACGCTAAGAAAACCTAAGGTTCAAGAAGCCTTGCGAAAAGAGCTCGAGAAACAGGGTATTACTATAGAGGCAGTCGTAAAACCGGTCGCTAAAGCTCTAGTAGCAAAGACCGAGTCAGGCGAAGACGATATAGAGCTACAGCTAAAGGGGCATGACCGTGCAATGAAACTCCTCATTGATAAGGACGAGCAAAAGGGTGGCAATACCTACATCTTCAACAAGGGTGACGTGGTAGCGAAGAAGTATGTCAAAGATTGATTATAAAGCATTTATTGAGGACAACTTCTTCATTCTTAACAAGCAGGGTGTTCTTGTGCCCTTTAAGTTCAATGACGTGCAGTCGTTATGGTATCAAGATCTCATCGACGAATACGGGGAAGAGCTTCAGGGTGTACGAGAGAATGATCTCAAGGGCAGGCAATTCGGTATTAGCTCCGTCATCACGGGTATGTTTGCAACTGACTTTATATTAAGCGAATTAGGGCACATACCTGTTACCAACTCGGATGTTTACTCCCACAAGGATGACGAGACATCAGCCCATGTTAGTAGGTTCAATTTGTTCCTCGATTCCTATCTCATGCAGGACCAGGGTGCGACTATAAACGACATGGACAACCAAGAAGCTCGCTTAGCTTTCCGTAGGGAGTTCCTCGCGGTAGATAATGGCGGCCATATCAAGTCCCGGAAGAGAAACGCAGAATACAACGCGCAAACAGCTTCGGCGAAGGTATCCGGTCGCGGTGGTACTAAGCAAAATATCCATTGGTCTGAGGTGGCTTTTTACCCGAATACAGAGATTATGAACGCCAAGACTCTCGTCACAGGGGCGGAGAAGCAGGTACCTGATGGCTACGGAAAGATATTCAGGGAGACTACTGGTAACACAATGGCAGACTTCTTCGCTGGTGAATACAAAGATGGTAAAGAAGGGAGAGGCGTATTCAAAAGCAGGTTTCTTGCTTGGTACCTGCATAAAGCATATAGCCTAGCATCCCCTAATGGATGGAATATCCCTGGCTACTACGAGAAACTAATCGCCAGTGGACTGGCAACAAGGGACCAGTGCTATTGGCATGATACCAAGACGAAAGGTAGAGAGGATAGGTATGAATTGCGCGAATACCCCACCTATGACACGGAAGCATTTATCTTAGGTGGAAAGCCCTATTTCGATCAGGAGGCGCTCACATACTACATGAATGTCATTCGACAACCGATAAAAGAGGTGGAATATGTTACGTCTCTATAGAATGCCGCGCAGAGGTGAGTTCTTCGTAGTCTTTGGGGACTGCGCGCAAGGAGGCTCTGACAGTAACTACGTACAATTCCTTAGTAAATCAATGGTAGACATACCGCTTGTCTTTCAACTCGAAGACGTTGCAGCTGCAATGACACCTATTCTGCACCAGACACTTGAGTGGTTGTTTGACAGAACAGGTGTTCAACCGGTCGTCGCTCTAGAGAGGAATAATGGCGGAGCAAGCGAGATGAGACGCCTCATGGAGCTTAATCGTCAGCAGAAGTACAGAATCTATTACATGCGGGATGCTACTGGCGAACAGAACATTAACATACCTGGATGGAACACCGATGTCGTATCTAGGCCACGGATGATCGGTGACTGGAAAGAGGCATTTAAGACTAAGCAGGTAAAGCTATATGACGAAGAGACTTTGCTTCAGCATCAGACATTCGTCACCAATAAGAATAATAAGCCCGAGGCTGCACCAAATGCCCATGACGACGCTGTATTGAGTTGTGCTGGCGTTTGGCAGCTTTACCAGAGTGAGAACCCAGTCAAACTCGATGAGGATGACGATCACGTTACTACAGGTAACTTAACGAGTTTATGGAGTAGATAATGACAGACAACTTCGCCAGCGCTTATGTATATCAACTAAGACACGGACCATCCTTAGCACCAAAGAAAGTGACAAAGGATTGGGAGCACGGCGAAGTGAGAATAATCGTCCCGGCAGACCCTGAGAAGGTAGCGCAGTACCGGAAACACCTATCGAAAGTAAAGAAAAGACGGAAGCTCGCAGGACTAGCAGAAGATATGAACGTATGGGGGAAAAGATGAAATTGAAATTCGGACAAGTAGAAACCGAGACCGTGATTGACACTGTTAACGGCTCGACCGAGACGAAGACAGAGAACTACAGGGATGGTCAGGTAGTCATGCCTATTCGCCGCACATATAGAATTCGCCACCTCGTGAGGAGCAAGAAGGAAGAGTACGAAGAGTATGCCAAGTTCTCGGACGAAATAGTCGGCAACAAGAGTATGTTCGACCCCGACTTCAAGATTGACAAGAAGCCGGGCAAAGATTCTTACTATGTCATTTGGATTTATACGGTGGTGGAGTATTGAGTGAAAGCTTCACCAAGAAATAGCCTATTATTGCATAATCTGCTATAATAATACCCAGTAAATAAAGCACCGAAAAAGTAAGGGCATTTACAGAAAGCCTTACGTGATCGGTGCCTTTTTCGTATCTTGATGAAAAGAACATCTTCAAACGGTACAAGGACGCAAAGTCCTACACCGACAAGTTGACGCTCCCGTTCCCTGAGTTCGAGCGTCTTGCTCGTAATCGTCCATCTGACGATATAGCAGACAATCTCCCACGTACCACGGACGGTACGACCTCCTCAATTATTCGCAAGACACCGAAGCGCGTTGTCCAGCAGCTTCCTACCGGTGTTATTGAATCCGACGACGATGAATCATGGCTGCCTATCGTAGCCCAGTACATCTACACCGAGAAGATTCTCCCCTACGCCAACGAAGACTACGAACTTATTCAGAAATGCTGGACGAACATCGAGAATGGGCTATCATTCGGGTTTGGTGCCAGCTACTCACCGTTCATAAACCACGATGGTTACTTTTGCCCTGACATGACCCTCCCATACTGGGGAGACATCGCTATTCAGCCTGGAAAGAAGTCCGGCTACGCATCTAACTACGTCTTTATACGTTCGTGGTGGCAAAAAGAGGACATCGATTCGCTTATCGAGCAAGAGAAACAACTTGCCAGCCAGGCCCGTAAGCGTGGCGAGAAGTACGAGCCTACATGGGACGTAGATGCTCTCAAAGCTATTAGGAACACCGTCACCTCGAAGGACGACCAAGGCAAGACTCCTATGGAGGACGACCGCGGCGTGTCTTCGGATGCTATAGAACTTATCACAGGCTTCCAGAATGGCACGAGAGCTAAGTTCTTCACGTTCAACTACGAGACCCAGAAGATAGTCCGCACGAAGATTAACAAAGACCCGCGAGGCAAGATGCCCATCGACTGGCTGTATGGGGATATTGACGGGTCGAATCCCTTCGGTCGGGGAATCATCGAGCTTATCGGTGGGCTGCAGAATCTTATCGACTCGGACATGCAGATGTACCAGTACAACCGGGCGCTTCTCTTGGCGCCACCTGTTATTAAGCGTGGGTCTTTCCCTAAGTCGCGTATCGTTTACGAACCAAACCACATTATCGACGTCGGTTCCGAGGCTGGCGCTACTGTCGAACCGCTCCAAATCGACTCATCTGCCATTGCCAAGTATCCGGAGCTATACGGCCTGCAGAAATCACAGCTACTAAACCTCGTATCCAGCCCTGACACCTCCATCTCAAGCGAGGTAGGCAACCCGGGCTTCTCGAAGACAGATGCAGGCGTGAAAGACCGCCAAGCTGTCATATCTGTCGACGACAACTACGTCCGCAAGATGTTCGAAGCATGGTTCCAGAACTGGAGCGAGACGGCTATAAACCTGTACTTCGGAGAACGCACAGGTAAAGAGATACTCCAGCTCGACGAAGACACGGTCATGAAGCTCAAAGAGCTTGCAAGCGAGGGTAAGTTCGACATGAACATGCTCAACGAGAAGAACCAGATTCTTATCGACTACGACACCGCTACCCCAGCCCTCAAGTTCCGCGTGGACGCCTCTACGTCGAAGATGAAGAACGACTCCGAGCAGCTAGATGCCATGCAGGGCCTTATGTCCGTCGTGAACGAGAACCCTCTTATCGCTCAGTTCATCATGACCTACTACCCGGAGAAGATTGCAGGTGCGTGGAACGCTATCGTCGCCGCCTCAGGCGTAGAAGACCCAGAAGAACTGGCCATCGACCTCGACGACTTCAAACAGAAGCAAATGGCCGCACAGCAAGCGCAGATGGGAGCCCAATCCGAACAGATGCAGGCCGAGGCAGCCAAGCCGCCAAGTATGTCCGTCAACTACAAGGACGCCCCGGAAGACATCAAACGCCAAATGGAACAAGCAGATGGCTTCCAGCCGTCACAAATGGTATCGCCTGTCCAACAACAAGCAGACCAAAAGCAGCAGGAGCTTGAGATGCAGGGTATGCAGCAAGCCACGGACCAGAATGGCCAGTTCATGCAATACCTCCAAGCCTTGAACCTGCCGGGCGAAGCATTGCAGATAGCTGACCAAGCCCTAAGCAGCGGTGCCACACCGGAGGAAGTCATGCAGTCGTTAGGAGGCCAATATGCAAGAGGATAACATCTACCCAACTTCTTACTACAACGCCATGAAACAGCCTCAGGAGGCCAAAAAAGCCAACGAGGAAGAAGAGAAAAGACAGGCTACAGCCGATCTGCCGATTGTTGAGAAAGCAGTCGAGAGATTAAAGAAACACCGCGATATTTTTGACCGAATGCCATCAATCCCAAATGAGGTACTAGATTTATCCGATAAGGAGTCGACTGCGTTAAAGGTGCAATTGGCCATAAACAAAGGAATGTATGCACTTTTGGTGCCAATCGTAGAGGAAATGGAGGACATCGTCAAGACATACAAGAGGTAGGTTGCTTGTCTTCGGTGGTTTTGTGTGTTCCGCCGGTGACAAGGAGTTTATCTCTAAGCTCTCACTTCGTCAGTGAATAAGACGTAAAACCAAGGAGATTCCATATGGCACAAGAAGCCACAGCCGTAAACGACCAGGCAGCGCAGGACGCCGCAACTGATTCGGCAACAGTTGAAAGCGAAGCACCAGACGTGGACGAACTCGAAGCCGCCTTTGATGACGGGGAGAGTTTCGAATCCGAGGCAGAGAGCGATGATTCCGAAGAGGAAGAATCAGCTGAAGAAACCGAAGAGAAACCACAAACAAAGGCAGACAAACGCAAGGAACAGCTCGAGGGCGAAATCCAGTCACTTAAAGAAGAGGCTGGCATCGACAAGAACCGGGAGATTAGAGACCTAGTCTCAGCACGCAACGCACTAAGGGAAACGGTCCAACAGGCCAACGCCCAAGTGTACCAGCCTGCAACCGAAAACGAGCTCATGCAACAGGGTATGTCTCCTGAAATGGCCGCTATAGAGGCTATGAAACAGAGCATGGAGATGCAGCGCTACAACGATCAGGTAGCTGAAGTGCAACTTACCCTGTCCAGCGACGCTGACAAGGCGCTTAGGGATTTCCCTATGTTCGACAGCGACAGCAAGGACTACAGTCCGGAACTCGCCGCGCAAGTCGACCAACTGCTTGGTGCGAACCTCGTATTTGATCCGAACACAGGTCAAGTAATCGGCTCTCACGTGCCGGTATACCAACTTTACAAATCATTTGCTGACGCTACGCGCATATCTCAAGCCAAAGGCCAAGCCGACGGACAACGTTCTACCGAGAAGATGTTCGCAAATGCCGATGTATCAGGCAACGCACATCAGACGGTGAAATCCGACCCAGGTTTGGATGGCTTCGACGAGGAGGCGCGGCGTTACTAAGAGAGGAAACTTAAATGGCTATTAACTTAGCATCGAAGTACGAGAAGAAGACTTCAGACCTTCTTAAAGCTCGTCGCAAGACCGAAGGCATGGTCAACAACGACTGGGACTGGGACGGTGTCAACGCAATCAACGTTTACACCCTGACCGACCCAACCATGGGCAACTATAACGCTGCCGGTGGTACTAACCGCTACGGTAACCCTACTGAAGTAGAAGACACCGTACAAACATGGACGCTTACCCGTGACCGCTCATGGACCAAGACTATCGACAAAAAGAACAAACAGGACACGATGGCTGTCCGCCAACCAGGCAAGTACCTGGCACAGGCTACCAAGAACGTACTCGTACCAGAAATGGACGCCTACATTCTCCAGACCATCGCTACTGCAGGTGCGACTGCAGACCGTGACGACATCGTTACCGACGCAGCTACCACTAGCTCTAACGCTTACACCAACTTCCTGACAATCAACGCTGACATCTCAGACCACGAAGTTCCTACCGAAGGCCGTGTTGCTGCAATGACCGCTGCTTACTACAACTTCCTGAAACAAGGTGGGTTCGTACTGGACAGTGACAGCGCTTACCGTGACCGCAAGAGCGGCAACCTGGGTTCAGTCGACGGTGTTGACGTCGTTATCGTCCCTAGCGGCCGTATGCCTTCTACAAGTGGCGCGATCGACCTGCTCATCACCCACCCAATGGCAACGGTAGCACCTGAAAAGCTCGTGGACTACACGCTGCACGACAACCCTCCAGGCATCTCTGGTCAATTGCTCGAGTACCGCCACCGCTACGACGCGTTCGTCGACACGAACAAAGTTTACTGCATCGGCATGCACGCTGTTGCGTAGAAAGGATAACTAATGGCTAAACAAGAAGACGTAAAGGCTCCTGCTGAAACTCCAGCCGAGCCGGTACAAGAAAAGCAAAACGAAAAGAAAATCCTCACTTGGCAGGAAAAGCTCGAAAAAGGCCTCCCTCTGAACGATATGGACGAGGTAAAGGCTGACGCGGACTTCAACTTCAAGCAGCGCCAACGTGAGCTAGAAGAAAAGAAACGCTTCGAAGCCTTGAAGAGCAAGGCCCAAGAGCAGAAAGGTGACAAATAATGGCAACATATGAACTCGGTTCATTCGGCCACCGCGAAGGTGTCGCTAAGTCGGCAAACTACACGGTTACTGCAGCAGACTCAGGTCTGGTCATTAACGTAACTGCTAGCTGTACGATTACGCTTCCAGCAATCGCTGCTGGTACCTCCAGCGTGCGCGCTATCGTGCGCGTCGGTAAAGAGGGCATCACGGTGAACGTAAGCCCTAACTCAGCCGACAAGATTGTTGGTAACGGCTTTACTGCAGCTGACGACAAAGACGCGATCGCGACCAACCAGCCAGCCGGTAGCTTCCTCGAACTGCTCGGTGTTAACGAAGCAACGACTGACAGTGCATGGACTGTTCAGCACGTACTCGGTACCTGGACACGCGAAGCCTAATAGCAGGGGGCGGGGTAATTCCCGCCCACTATGAATAAGGACTAAAGATGGCTAACTTGAAAATAAACCGCGGAACAACCTATTCAATCGGGGTCACGTACAAGAAGAACGGCGTTGCCACATCCCTTGTAGGAGCGACTGTTCGCTTTACTATGAAGACGTCAGAATACGATTCAAGTACCGATGACGCGACTGCTTCCGTTCTAAAGAACATCACGGACGGCATGTCGGATGGTACGGCGACAATCACGATAGACCCGGATGATACGGCAACGCTAACCCCAAACAAGTATTACTACGACATCAAGGTCGAAGAGTCTGGTGGCGACATCTACAAGATTGACGAAGGAACTGTAAAACTAGACGGCTCTCCAACCAACCGTCTCTCTTAATCATGGCCGACAATTTAACCATATCAGCAGATATAATCGACGGAACAAATATAACGTCGGATGTTACGGGCGGAGTTTCCGTTACTACTAACGTGACCGAAAGTACGACGGTAACAGCCAATGTTATATCAGGAGGCAAGGGGGACAAGGGCGACCCAGGAGATGATGGGGCGAATGGGCAAGGCGTACCAACTGGAGGAACGTCTGGACAGCTTCTTGCCAAGAGCTCCTCGACCGACTACGACACGCATTGGATAGACTCGTCATCCGGTAGTGGTATCACGCGCGTCGTAACGGTAACCTCGGGCAATACGAACGCTGGTTCCACAGCGTCTACCGATTATATCTATCTGGTAGCAGGAGCCCATACGGTTACTCTACCAACTGCAGTTGGTAACACTAACAGGTACGCGGTAAAAAACAATCATTCGGCGGCCATCACAGTGAACACTACTAGTTCGCAAACTATCGACGGGACGACGAGCATCCAAATATCACCCGAAGACTCTGTTGATATTATCTCTGACAACTCAAACTGGAGGATTATATAATGAGTTATTCAAAACGCAATGCTAACGGCCAAGGAACGATGGCGAACAGCTCACCAGTTGTTATTGCATCCGACCAAACAGCCGTCCCTATTACGGACAACAGCGGATCGATAACAGTTGACGCATCTTCGCTCCCGCTACCGACTGGGGCTTCGACGAGCGCGAAACAACCAGCACTAGGGACAGCGGGCACGGCGTCCTCTGATGTACTCACTGTGCAGGGTATCGCCTCTATGACAGCCCTAAAAACAGACGGCTCCGCAGTCACACAGCCAGTTAGTGCAGCCTCTCTCCCATTACCAACAGGTGCATCGACTGCAGCGAATCAGACTACGGGTAATTCCTCATTATCTTCTATCGATACAAAGCTCACGGACAAAAGCCAGTTCACGAAGCTCACAGATGGGACAGATACAGCTCTTATTACTGCAGCTGGCGAGCAGAACGTAATAGCCACGGCACAACCAGGCGTGGACATCGGGGACGTGACGATTAATAATGCATCTGGCGCTTCCGCAGTAAACATCCAGGACGGCGGAAACTCTATTACCGTAGACGGCACGGTAACAATCGGTACATCGGTTACACCGGGAACAGCAGCAACCAACCTGGGTAAAGCTGAGGATGCCGCTCATTCATCCGGGGACGTGGGGGTGATGGCTCTGGCGGTGAGGAACGACGCTGGAACAGCTCTAGCAGGCTCTGACGGAGATTATATCCCCCCATCGACAGACGCCACAGGAGCGCTCAGGATGTCGCTCACGGGTGTGGTATCAACTAGTAACTCTACCTCTTCGGTGTTGTCCGGTGGAGCTGCCTTTACGGGTACGGGCGAAGATGTGACGAATTACAACGAAATACGCATCTCTGTTATCGCGTCTCATGCATCTGCAACGGATGGTCTCTCTATCCAACAGTCTTCAGATAATACTAACTGGGACATCACCGATACATACACGATACCAGCAACGACAGGCAAGACGTTCTCCGTCCCAAGGCAAGCGAAGTACTTCAGGGTCGTATACACGAACGGTGCGACACTACAGACATCCTTTAGGCTCCAGACAATCCTTAACAGGGCTGCGGCCAGGGTTTCATCCCAGCGCGCTGGAGATGGATACAGCAACGAGACCGACCTAGAGCAGCAACAAGCGTTCCTTATGGGGTACAACGGGTCCACGTGGGATAGGGTCAGGACTACAGGCACCGGTGTCCTGTCTACGAGTGCTGTGCTTACTGCAGGCTCTGCACTTGTCGGTAAAGTAGGGATCGACCAAACAACTCCAGGGACGACAAATGCCGTGGTTGACACTCCAGTGACTTCGGGTGGCCTATCCATAGTGACTGGATCGGTTGGCGCGACTGCCACGGCCATAAAAGCCTCCGCTGGACAATTGTATGGGTATCATCTATTCAATACGACAGCCGCCGTGGCGTACGTGCAGATTTTTAACGTTGCCACAGGATCTGTCACTCTTGGCACGACAGCCCCAACTATGTCAATTGGCATCCCAGCCTCGGGCGGTGTGACGGTTAACTTCGACAAAGGTATTGCATTCAGTACGGCAATCAGTTTTGCTTGTACGACGACCCGAACTGGTTCGAGCGGGGCGACATGCGACGTAAACTTCTTCTATAAATAATGGCGTTCCCTTCGGCAGGTTCACCAACTGCAACAGCATTTGATTCGACAGTAACTTCGATGTCTGTGAATCTTCCCGCCTCGATCTCAAGCGGTGACTTGCTTATTGCCTATGAGGAGCAGAGGAACAACGCCACATTTACTTCAGGAACACCAGCAGGATGGACGGCTCTATCGAGCCAGCAAGGTGGTGGCTCTGCTGGCCAGATGCGAGTGTGGTACAGGATAGCGACCGGGACCGAGGGAAGTACTGCAACTTGGACGGCAAGCATCGCGACGACCGCTGTTTGGCACGTAATAAAGGTCACTAGCTGGCATGGGACGGCGCCTCCAGAAGACACGACATCCAGCGGAGACGCGACTAGCGCGAACCCGCCGAGTCTTACTCCTTCCTGGGGCGCTGCCGACACCCTGTGGATTGCTCTAGCAGGTAATACCGCTACTGGCGAGACGACCGGCTTCACGGCGGCGCCTACGAACTACTCGAACCTACAAAGCAATGGGGCATCAAGCGGAGGATCAAGCTGTAATATCGCGTCTGCAACACGTCAGTTGAACGCATCCTCCGAAGACCCAGGGACGTTTTCGCCCAACAGTAACAGGTTTTGGACTGCGGCCACTTTAGCCGTCCGTCCTGCCGCTGGAGGCGGCGGAGGTTCAACAGCACATAACCTAACACTACTCGGTGTGGGCAGTTAATGTTATAATATACCTAAGTACAAGCGCCGGAATAGCGAAAAAGAAGCATCCGTAGCCACAAAGAGCGCGCTTCGTCTTATAGCCCACGTATCGAGGCATGCTAAAAGAAGCGGCCGCCCAAGAGAAAAAGAGTTCTCCAGACAATACAGACGCTATTACGAGTAGTAATAACTAAGTAGTTTAAAATCTGAGAGAATGATTGACTCAAAGGGTATTCATTGACATATCCACAACACTGTGGTATATGTAATGCATGAAGAAGTGGCCATCAATCGTAAGTATCGTCCTGTTCCTAGCAATAGGGGCGTATGCGGTCGATGTCATCGTCTATAATGCCAACCTGGACAAAAAGTCCGAGATAGCGAACGTCAAACAGGAAATAAAACCAGATCCTCCGACAAGAAGCGAACTTCTAAGACTAGTAAACCAGGAACGCGCAAAACACGGTGTAGCACCACTAAAAGAAGATGCGCAATTGGACTCTACCGCTCAGTGGAAAGCAGACGACATGAACACGAGGCATTACTTCGGCCACTACGATCCTGAAACTGGCAAGCGCAATGGGCTCGACAAGATGATGGATAATGTAGGGAGTCGATGCACGTTCATAAGCGAGAACATCCTAGAAAACGATGCCGATAACACTTCCAAGGGTTCGGTGGCTACCTGGATTTCGAGCAAACCACACCACCTAGCCATGATAGACAAACAGTATGTGTATACCGGATTCGGAATATCTGGCACGTACGTCGTAGAACATTTTTGTAACCCCGTCTAAGCACACTTCGTAGTCAAATCATTCTCTCTGCAATAGGAGAGAATTTTTTATGGCAGTCCCACTCGTTAACAAGTCTGATACATTCGGTATCGACCTTACCCCAGGATTCTCGTTAGGAGCAATCGCCCAAGGAATTGGCGACTTATTCGGCGGCGCACCGCAGAAAGTTAGTTCAAAAGAACTCGAACAATACTATGGTCCGAGTAAACCAGCTAACAAACCAGGGAATACATCACAATCTACAGGTTCGTCGACCCCATCATTATCGTACGCATCCAGTAGCGCCCCATCCTACGACCCCAACGTCCTTTCTCAGTATCAAACGGCGATAAACACGACCCAGTCCGCCCTCGACCGGTTGCCCAACCAATTGGCAATCGCCAAAGGAAACATCGGCAGCCAATACAACACCAACTTGAACGAGCTGAACTCGTCGAAGAAGCAGGCCCAGGGGAGCTATGACACGTCAACCTTACAGAACCGACAAAACTACCGTGGTGACAAGAACCAGATTGCTGACGCCGCTTCTAGTGGCCTACGTGGCCTTCTTCGTACTCTTGGCGCTTACGGTGCGGGCGGGTCATCTGACGCTCTCTACGTTGCTCCGCAGGCGGTAGCACAGCAGGCTTCTGCTGAACGAGCGGGAGCCGGGCAGAATTATGCACAAAACGCCCAATCACTCGACACCAACTGGAACAACTTCCTGGAGCAGGATAAGAACAGCCGGGAGAAACTGAACGACTGGCGAACCCAGCAAATTAACAGTGCTACAGCACAATCCGACACGACCAAACAAAGCCTACTAAGCAAGCTCGCTGACCTTATGGGCCAAAAAGCTGCATACCAAGGCGGAAGCTACCAGGGCGCGGCACAGCCACTAATCGACCAAGCAAACGATCTTTCCGGGACGATCGACAACCTCGCAAGGATAAACCCTAGTTACAATGGTACGACTCCGGTTTACGATGCGCCTACCCTGGGCAGCTACGAAGTAAACCCGAACACGCAGACACAGTTCGCGAACGCAGCGGAACAGACCTCGACACCTTACCTGTCGCTATTACTTGGCGGACGAGACCGTAACCAGCTTGGATTCTAGGAGGTAGACCATGGCGTCACTTCTAGAATGGATTGGCAAAAGGCTCCATGGAGTCGAAGCGCAACTGAACCCATGGGACAATGGTGAGAATTACCAGTCCGTAGTCAACGCCGGGCCAAGATACCAGAGCCAGCCAGCAAAGCCTCAGCAGCCGGTGCGACCTCAAGTACAGAGTCCTGCTGGGTTCAGCACGGGTTTGAACAACTTCGACACTCCAGCCGCACAAGTCGAGAAACCGAAGATTGACATAAACGCTAACGCTAACCTAAGCCAACAGCAGCAACAAAAGCAGCCACAAAACGATGTGGTCCACGAGCTCGAGAAGTTCGCGGGTGGGGTTGGAGACTTCGTAGGTAAGAATGTCGTCAAGCCGATAGCGGAAGACGTATCGAAAGCATACAATACCGTGCAAGCACCAGTGACTGGTCTTGTTGGGGCTGGCATGGCACTCGCGGACAAAGCGTTCAACGGCGGCAAGAACTACCAAAACCTGGTAAATGCGACGAATGCCGAGGTGAACCAACAGCTCAATAAATCGTTCGTACCTCAAAACGTTGCCAGGGTAGGGCAGAAGCC